TTACTTCTCCTTTAGTGAATTGAATTTTTTCCATCTCTCTAATAAAACGCTATGCGATATTTTATGTTTTATTTTTAAGTTGGCGCCCTCGAACTGTTGATAACCATGTTGGAGGGGGCCAGTAGATAAACGAATACTATTTGTTTCAGGCTCTATAGCAAATAAATGCAAGTCAAACAACGTATGAATATCACTACGAAGCAGCAGTCCATTACTGATATGATTATGGCTATCATTTCGATATGCATCAATATGAGCTGCTTCAAGAATATCTACGAGCTCACATCCAGTAACAGCACAGATAGGATTTGATTTTAAAAGTTTATCTCTGAATTTTTGTTGTCCACGTCGCTGTTTTATTTGTCGCTCGACTATTTTCCTTAGATCATCAGTCATTAAGTTTGGTATGTCATTATCTGCTTCTTCAGCCTTAAGGTCTAGAACATCAGCGGGTATAGAACCTAGTAATTCGATAGCCCATTGAAGATTAACCTCTTGAATTGACATTTGCCCATTGTAACGCGGGGTCTCGGTAATGAGTTGAGATATTGAAATATCTGTTATCTCTTTGTAGTATTCTCCATAATTGGCAATGAACTCTACTGCCGGTTCAAAAAGCACTCTTGGCACATCAAATTGGTGACCATTATCACAGCGCCATTCAGGTTTAATGGTTTTCCGAGGGAGGATTTTTTTTGCATTACAATCTAGGTGGCTACATTTATTGCGTTTTTTTATTGTGCTTTGTGTTGCTATTATATCTATAATAGAAACTCCAAGGACGCTATCTCTGTTCGTGACGATAACAATATCACCTTCTTTAACATTTTTGTGGTTAGCGACAAAACTATCATAACGATAAAAGACGGATGAGTTGTCATGGTAACCATCATTACCCCAATACCTTAAATCATCCTGTTCAATAGCCTTAAAAGACCATGCTTGCTGTGCCACGAAATTACCCTGTATATAAATAGCGTTGATTTGTACCATCAAATAGCAAATGGTTATAATTTGCAAGTCAAATCTTCAATGTCGTCGTGATGTCAACGTATTGTGATACACCACATGCTCAATAGACGAGTTTTTTACTGTACTTACAATTACCTCGCTTTATAGGACTATGGGCATCCGCTTCTGGCGCAGAACCGACAGTTGGATTTGATTAAGCCAAGAGTATAAAGTAACAGGCTAAGCATGAGCTAATACAAGTAAACACTTAAGGAGCGCATCTCAAGTTAGCAGCTAACCTTGATCCAATCTTTGCCCCTATCATCATGATAGCGATCGGTTTGGGTTTGTGTTTTGTGTCCCAGAAGTATCTGCGTGTTTACTCCCTGGGACTTATACAGCCTTTCGGCGAGCGAACGTTGCTCATGAAATGTTGCTGGTGTACCGTTTCCCCAATCAATATCAGTTTTATCTCTGGCCTTGCTAAAGTTGGTTGTCAGCGTATTACCTGAAACCTTGGCTCCACGCTGGGCCATTGATGTCGAACGGAAGTAATGAACCAGATACGGACTTACAGCATAATCTCTGCAACGCGAGATAACCTCACGTAAGGATATGTTCAAAGCATCGCATCGAAGAGAAAGCGGTATTGCCAACTTAGAACCTGTTTTTTCTTGCGAAATATGTAAGTGGTCATCCCAAACATCACTGAATTTCATTGCTGAGATATCACCCAGGCGCTGACCTGTGACTATGGCCAAGAGCATCGCATTACCCATGTATTGATGCTGTTTATCAGCAATATCGAAAATTTTCTGCCACTCTTCTAGGTTCAAACGCTGGCGTGTAATTTTCCTCCGCGGCTGCTTAGTGGCCTCTGCAGGGTTATAACCTGGTGGGACCTCACCTGCATGTTGAGCCTCTTTGAACACGTCGATCAAAACAGAGCGAACAACCTGAGCCATACGGGCCTGCCCAATAGCTTTGTACTCATCAAGGATCGCCGCAATATCCCGAGCATCAACAGCAGGCAGGGGTTTCATGCCAAGACTGTGGCGCATCAATGCCACGGGTTTATGTTTCTGCTTAAAAGTGTTCGGCCGGATATCTTGCGTGGCCAAACGCTCTTCCTGAATCTTCCAATAGCGATCGAGCCAGGTACTGACAGTAATTTCCTTGCCCTTAATACGAGCCAGCCGATCGCTTAGAGCCAAGATCTGCCGGCTACGCTGCTCCGCCAGTCGGTTATTCGCTTCGATCGCAATTTCACGGGCTTCCTGTTCATTATCACCAAGGGCGTGATACTTGCCAGTTACTGGATGTCGATACCGCCAATACACCTTGTTGACCTTGCGGCTAAATAACGGGTATAGGTTAGGAATATCAACATTGTTCTTACGTGGACGGGCTGCCATCGTTCAAGATCCTCAGTAACTTTGGATTATCAGTGTGCTTAATGACTGGGGAAGTGAGCGGGCCAACCAGCTCCGCATCTTCACGTACACGCCATAGTTTGCCTTCTTTACGTGCTGGTGGGGCGAAGTGGCCTTCCTTTGCACAGCGTCGTAAAGTATTCAGCGAGGGCGGTTTACTGCGGTATCGCTCCGCTGCCCATTCTTCAAGGGTTAACATCTGTAGCATAGGTTTTCTCCACACATAGCCCGCCGCATACGGGTGTGACACGTCACATTAATTTAAGATCATGCCAGCCAAGGTTTACCCAGCATGCCGCCTCGGTATCGAGACAGCACTTACCGACCGGCAACTGTTCGCCGCACCGCTGGCACTGCTTACCATTCAATTCCGCCAACCTTTCTTTCAGTTCCGCGTGGTCTTTACGGATCAGCATGGAAACGTACTCATTGAGGTCATACGGTTCCCGGCCAGGACGGCGGATCACGCAAGCCTCTTCGACCATTTGGTTCTCCTGCACATCCAGACGCAATTCCCGAACTACATCACCAGCGGCCCGTTGCCGGGCGCGCTGTTCTGCTTTACGTTCAGCAGATGGTTTAGCCATCAATATGCCTCCAGGATTTTCTGTCTTTCCTTGTAGGCTTTCAGCGCTTGCTTATAGCTGATCTTGGCCTCTTTAAGGTTTTTGCAGAACTCGCCAGAAACCCGACTGTTGCGCATGCGAACCTTGCCACGGTTATTCCAGTGGTGGCCGTACTCTCGCTCAGGAACATCGATCCCCAGCCATTCAGCGAAACTGAGTGTGCTTTCCGAATGCCAGTATTCCCGGTAGCGCTGTATCGAGAGGCTAACTTTTGGCAGTTTGTACTCGACCACATCGCCATAAATGAGCCCGTCAATAGGGTGGTAAGGTGCAGGTTCTCTTTCCCGCGCACTATCCAGAACGATGCCGATGTGGTTGCCCATATCCTTCACAATGGTACCTGGTGCACCGTAGGCAATTACTCGGCGTCCGACGCAGGCATTGACACCATAGTGCTGGTTGACCCACTCGAAGCTCATACCGCACCTACCTGTTGAGAATTCACCTGGTAGGCGATAGCCATCTGTTCTGCGTCATTCATGGCATCATGCAGGGAATGGTGTTTAACCATGGCAAAGCATGGCTGGTGGGTTCTTGGCAGGTAGCCTTTGGTACCTTTCACCATGGCGTCAATGTACGTGCGCACGTCACGCTTACCGGCAAAATGCCAAGGGCAGGTTAGGCCGCAGGTACGGTAAGCATTTTCGAGAATCGAACCATCAAGATCGGTGCCGCGGAAGAATATGCGAGCGTCCGGGTGCTTTTGGATCCACGCAGTAAGGTTAACCAGCGCCTGGCTCAGTGGTTCACGTTGGCCTGCAAGCGCTTCATGCGCTTCCTCTTCCTGCTTTTGCCACCATTGCTGCGTTTGAGCGCTAACTGTCCGGCCTTGCATCAACTGGCCGAAGGTATCAACCAACCCATAAAAAGCGGCGGGGGAGTAGTTCGCTAGCTCTGGATTGCGGGCTATCTCAAGGATCGATGATTGGACACCTTTTACATCCTGAATATTGAAAGCGAATCCACCGATAGAAAGGATCACTGCCGATGGCTTTACATCCATTGTTTCTGTATCAATCGTGATTGTGTTGAACATCGCTAATTACCCCACACTGATTTTCGGCAAAGCGAAGCCCCGCCAGAATTGGCAACTTTTCGCTGAGGGAAAATCGGGTTTAAAGATGGGAGGGCGCCCGCATAGCGCAGATCCTCCCGGTTAATTACTCACACATCAGGTGGCGCACCGTTCCGGTGGTTCTTAGACTATCCAGGTTTAAGGGGCCGGACAGTACGCCACCTGATATGTAATTTCGTCGGATATCCGCGCTCGCTTTCGCTACGGTGCCGCCGACACGGCGCATGCTATTTCAGTGGTGACACACGGCGTGAAACGTCGTAATCACCATATGGTGTATCACCCAGATCATCAGAGCCTTTAGCCCCCGCAAACTCATCAACCCGGATGATGCTGTAAGCGGCCCGAGTGAAATGGCGTGGTACGCGTTCGATGAACGTACCGTGGTATTTTTCACCTAAAGCATAATGTGGCTGAATCAGTACCCGCATACCGGGCTTAAGTGCTGTAGGTTTCATCGTTAAGATCCCCTTATTCGGCGATACGTATCACTGCGACAATCAGCGCGCCCCAAATGACAGACCCCGCCAAAACGCTAAACACTACTGCTCTACATCCGTTTTTGCTCATACTCTGCTTTCCTTACCGAGTACCACTACTGAGCGAATCATCCCGATCTTCATACGCCTCGGGCGGCTACTTCGTGGGTGTCCTGCTTGTTCGCTGTTGATGGCTTAAATCTAAAATAACTTAGCTTTATCGTCAAGCTCAAGAGCTAAATAAACTTAGATTTTGGTTCGTTAACCTGTGGACACAGGTTTTAAGGAAGGATTGAAAAGGGGGTTTTAGCGGCGCAATAAACGTCGATGCTCAACAAGAACACCTATTATTTCAATGCGTTCTGTAAGCGAGCTTTTGGTTGGATAATCAGGATTTAGTGGGACTAATTCAAAGACGTCCTGGCCATCTTGGGTAACGCCACGCGCACGATATTTTTTGAAAGTTGCCTCATGCTCTCCATTTTTTGCTACGACGTAATCGCCAGGGAGAGGGTTTATGTCTGGATCAATAATAATCAAATCGCCCTCTTTAAAGTCAGGCTCCATTGATTTCCCTTTGATTTTTAATGCAAAAGCCCCTTTGGATAGGGTTTGCTCTGTTAGCAGATAGTCTACGTTCCCCTCCAAGCTTCTCGCGTCACTTTCAGCCGTCCAAACACCAGCTTGCACATAGCTAATTAAAGGAACTCTTGTTGAGCCGAGAGTGGCCGGCGCTACATTGGAAACATCATCTTTCCCATAAAGTAGATATTCCTCTGTTACACCGAAATACCTGGCTAGCCCTGTAAGAGACTTACCGCCCGGCTCATTAAGATCACGCTCCCAGTACCCCACTGTAACGTCACTAACTTTCAGCGCCTTTGCTACCTGAGCCTGGGTAAGTTTCTTGGCCTTCCTAAGCCCTTTTAGTCTCTGTCCGAGTGTTTCCAAACCATCACCCTCAATCAAATAAAGCTAAGTTATCTTAGTTTTTATTGACCAAAATTAAATTAGGAAATAGTATCTAAGTATTCTTAGAAAAAGGAGGGTGTTATGACCACTAAAGAGCTGGAGGACTACTTTGGCAATCCAAACAAAGCTGCTGCATTTTTCGGCATTTCTCCAGAGGCGTTTTATCAATGGAGAAAAAGGCCTGGAATGCTAATCCCTAAAGGGCGCGCAGCTGAGGCATTTGCGCGCACGGGGGGAAGGCTTGTGTTTAACCCACTGCTTTACAAAAAGTCTACCGCTCCATCGGCTTAACCAAAACCACAGAAAGGGGGAAACCTTGTGGACAACAGAGACTTTCCAACCCAGGACGATATCAGCGAAGCCATACACAAGTTGATCACCCTGACGCCTGGCAAATACAGCGCCATGGCCAAGCAGTTGGATCCGCTAACCGGTACCGAAAACGCGCTGCGTAATCGGGTACGCCAGATCGCTGGCCAGGTAGTGCCGTTGGGTATGGCTGCCGAGATGGAATCGATCTCGGGCCGGACTGATATCACCGAAGCAATTTGTCGTCGTGCTGGTGGCGTGTTCGTGAAGCTGCCGGAAGTCGGCCAAGTGGATAACGAAGAGCTGCTGATCAAGTTCAACGAGTTGATGGCGGCGCTGGGGCAGTTTGCCCAGGCACATAACGAATTCACATCCGATGGGGTGCTGGATAAAAGCGAGAGTAAGCGGCTTAAGGCCAAAGGGTACCGAGTGCAATCACTGGTGGCAGAAATCTATGCCGTGACAGTGATGATGTTTGGAGAGGGTGACGCCCAGGATATGCGGTCCCGGGCGTCGGTCGCATCAATTAAACGTGTGGAGTAATTAACGCATGAGCAGTGTACGAAATTTAGCGGGTATTCCGCAACTTCGTTGCCGCGCTGTTACCGGTGGGCGGTCAGCTACAGCGTTTCGGTATGAGCTGAATGTACAGGGCCGGTGGTTGGCCATCAACCACAACTTTGCGGCCTGGGTTGTGGGTAACGGGGAGTTCCTGACTAAAGGAGCCCGCCCATGAACCCGATCGAGTTCATCCGTAAAAACATCGTGGCGCAGCTCGTTGGCGAGGGCTTTCCCGAAGATGTTGCCAGGGGGGGGCAGAAGAGGGCGTGGATCTCTACCGCCGCATGTCGCAAGCCAGCCGCAAAGGGCGTTGCTTCGACGACTGCCTCGCGCAGGCGCGCCAGCACTGCCGCTTTCAAACCCCGAAAAAGCCCAAAGGAGGATCGAATGGAAAACGAGGTAATCGTGCCGTTTGAAATGCTCTGTCGTGACAGTCACGGCGTGATAGTTCGCGTGACTGGGGTTGATCAACTGAACCACCGAGTCATTTTCCGGCGTCCAGGCTATGAGCATGATTGCGCCTGCCCGCGCCGCGACTTCGGTAAAAAATTCAAGAAGGTGGAGCAATGAGCATCCTCATGCAACTGCTTGATAGACCGATCGCCTTTCAACCTTCATTCGTTGCTATCGGTGCCGGTGTTACCGGAGCAGTGCTCTTGTCCCAGCTTGTCTACTGGCAAAACAGGATGGACGGCTGGTTCTACAAGACACAAGCCGAGCTGACCACTGAAACCGGGCTGACCCGTTACGAGCAGGAAGGCGCACGTAAGAAGCTGATCGCCGCTGGCGTACTGGAAGAGAAACTCCGTGGAGTACCGGCCAAGCTGTTCTTCCGTGTTAACGAAATCGCCCTGGAAACCCTGTTAATCCAGCATGCGGAAAACCAGCAATCCAGTATGCGGAAAACCCGCAAACTAGGATGCGGCAAACCAGCAGACAAGAATGCGGAAAACCCACAGGCAAGTTTGCAGGAAACCAGCGAACAGGTTAGGGGAAATCCCGCATCCATTCCTACAGGAGATTACACAGAGACTACAGCAGAGAATACAACAGAGATTGTACGTCCCCCGGCTTCGCCTGGTGACCAACAAGCGGTTGATCCTCTGAAAATCGATTACGCCTCTGTTTTGGATTTATTCCACACCACGCTCCCTGAGCTGCCGAAGGTTCTCAAGATCACCGAAGCCCGTCGCAAGGTACTGCGCAAGCTTTGGAAAGAGTACGACCTGAACGTTGAGAAGTGGGGCGCCTACCTGCGTTACATCGCCAAGAAATGTCGCTGGATGCTTGAAGACCGGCCTGACACCCATTCGGGCAAAACGTGGCGCCGTAAAGACTTCGATTACCTGATCACCGAGGGCTGCTACCTCAAGGTGAAAGAGGAACGGGCCAACGATCTGCCGAAGGTTCAAAAACTGGATACCGCCGCCCGTGACGAAGCCTATGAACGCCTTATCTCTCAGCGCCGCAAGCCGCGCAACGAGGTGGAGAGGCTTGCTAAGGAAATGGCGGGTTCATTTGGCCGAACCATCACGGATTACGAGGCCCGTAAGGCGTGGGCAGGTATTTGGGCGCAGGCACTGACCAAGGCCAGCGAGAACGATTTAGCGAGGTTGGCATCATGAAAAAATTAACGATCCCTGTGGACGTATTCGAAAGCGACCGCATCAACACCGGCATTCGTGGCCTAGTTCGCGCTGGCATGCTCAAAGACAACCCAGAAAGCCAACAGACCAGGGTAATGCTTGCCGCCGCAGGCGCAACGTGGCGCACTCTGCGTGATTTGGAGCTGCTGGTTTTGCAGATGTACGGCGTGGCTGATACCCAGTCAGCGATCAGCGCCCGGTTGCGTGAATTCAGCAAGCCACGTAATGGCCTGATCAAGGAGCGTCAAATGGTAAGAGCCGAGTCCGGGAAGATGGTTTATTTCTACCGCCTGGTAGCCGTAGAGCAGGAGGCCGCATGACGTTTATCACAGGAACGAGGGAGATCCTGCATCACCTCCGCCGCTGGTACCTACTGCGTGAAGCCGCTCGCACTTGGCAGGATCGCGGAGAATTTCGGGCCTATGCCATAAAGCGCGGCTGGCTGACCGCATGGCAGCGCCAGAACTTTGGCCGGGATTACTACGGCGTTAAGCGCTTGGCGCGTCGAGCTACGAAGGGGGCTGTATGACGGTAACAGTTAACAGCTATTTCTGCGGGGCAGGGCTGATGGATATCGGCTTGCTGGAGGCGGGGATCAAGATCAATCAGTCCTTTGAGATGGATCCCGATGCTTGCAAGACCTACCGGCACAATCTGGGCGACCACATCAAGCAGTGCGACCTGACACAAGAGCTTGTGCTCGATCAGAATACTTGCGATGGGATGTTCTTCACGTACCCATGCACCAAGTATTCCACGATCGGAGACATACACGGAGCACGTACCGGTGACGAGCTCTATCTCCACGCACTACGCCATATGTTCATAGCCCGGCCTGAATTCTTCGGCGCTGAGAACGTCCCTGGCATGCTGGCTTTCCCGATCGTCATGGAGGCCATGACCAAGATGCCAGATTATTATGTAACGGTATTCTGTCCGGTCAAGTCAGAGCTATGGCTACCACAACGCCGTAACCGGCTGATCATCATCGGCACTCGTCGCCCGTTCCCAATTCGCCCACCTGAGAACACAAAGCCGGTGGCACTGGCCTCAATTTTGGAGGAAGAACCACGAGTGACGCTGCCTGCAGCAATCAAAAAGCGCCTTAATGGTGGCTATCGTGACCTGCCGATTATCAGCGATCCGGCAAGGGGTGACATTGCGCCGACCTGTGTTGCTCACTACGCGAAAGACAAGAGCACTCGGTTGGTTGTTGATAAGCGTTTCCCGTTCGGCGTTCGCCCGTATTCAGTTCGGGAATATGCCCGCCTACAAGGGATCCCCGATTGGTTCACTTTCCCCGTTTCCGACAGTTCAGCGTACAAACAGATCGGTAACGGTGTGAGCAAGCAGGTCGGTGAATGGATGGGCAAAGAGATGATCCGCTACATGAAGCATGTGAGGGGCGCTGCATGAAATACCGTCTGATTTATGCGGATCCACCGTGGACCTATAACGACAAGTGCGCCGATGGCAAACGTGGGGTTGGTTTCAAATACTCAACGATGAAGGTTGCCGATATTTGCCGCTTACCCGTTTGGGACTTGGCTGCGGAATCTTGCTTACTGGCAATGTGGTGGGTACCGACTCAACCGGTCGAAGCATTGAAGGTTGTAGAGGCCTGGGGCTTCCGATTAATGACCATGAAGGGTTTCACCTGGCACAAGACGAACCGCAACAAGGGCAACAGCGCGATCGGTATGGGCCACATGACCCGCGCCAATAGTGAAGATTGCTTGTTTGCCGTCAAGGGACGGTTACCACCTCGCCTGGATGCATCGATCTGCCAGCATATCACTGCCCCGAGAATGGACCACAGCGCAAAGCCTGAGGTGTTCGGAGAGAAGTTGGTGCAGTTGCTGGGGGATATTCCACGTATTGAGCTGTTCGCCCGTCAGCAGGCGCCTGGCTGGCATACCTGGGGAAATCAGTGTGATCAGTCGGTGATTATGGTACCTGGTAAGGCTGAGGTGACCGCGTGAGAGCACTCCTGAAACCAATCATCCAGCCCGAGTTAGGACTGGTTTTCCTCAAGCCGGGCAAGGCGCTGCTGCCTATGTTCGGCGGGCGTGTCTTGATATCAACCGAGCCGCACGAATTCAGCAAGCTACCATCTGGTGCGCTGCCTGCTGCTGATCAGTTGATAGCGAACGATCCACGCTTCCAGCCTTTCTATCAGCAAGAAAGGGTGATCCGTGCCGCTGGTGGCATTAACGCGCTGGAGTATTGGGTATCCCAGATATCAGCCTGCCAGGCCGATGGTGAGCACTCTCGGCATATGGTAACCCTCCGCTACGGCAGCAGTGCATTACGTCTCTGTCAGAGCCACGACAACCTCTATACCGGGCAAACACTACCAAAGCTTGATGTAATCGCTGATACGAACAGGGCCGCCTGGATAGTCGATCGCGTGCGTGGCCATTTCCTGTTGCCGGAAGGCCACCAGCTAACCTTGCCTGAGTTGTGCTGGTGGGCTGTACTCCATGACCTTGCCGATCTTCTGCCAGAGGATGTATCAGCTGCCTCCTTGCGTGTGAAACCCTACACGGTACCAGCAGGAATCAAAAGGGAGGTTGATATCACCCATACGCCAGCGGCGCAGGAGATTGTGGCGGCAAAGGCCAGCAAGGCGATCAAGGTGTTGAAGATAGACCCAGAGCCACCGCAATCCCTCATGAAGATCCCGAAGCGTCACCGCTGGGTGAACCCGAAGTATCTGCAGTGGGTTAAGTCGCAGCCATGCGTCTGCTGTGGGTCCAGAGCTGACGATCCTCATCATATCATTGGCCACGGGCAGGGTGGCATGGGAACCAAGGCCCATGACCTACTCACCATTCCGCTATGCCGTCAGCATCATGAGGATTTACACCGTGACGTGTCACGGTGGGAAGTGGAGCACGGTAGTCAAATCGAGTTGTGGTATAGGTTCATTGATGGGTCGCTAAGTGTTGGTGCAATACTGTAGAATTATGACAATCTTTAAGAGGGAGAGAAAATGAATATCATAATTTCAGCAATAGTACTATTTGTTTGCTTCTTTTATTTTATAGCGTCCTTTTATTTAGAAGGACCGTTTTATGGCGTCGGTCGTGAAGAGCTTGGCCAATTTGGTGACTCGTGGGGGTTTCTGACCTCGATATTCTCGGCCATGGCTTTCATTGGTGTTTTACTTAATAATAGAATGCAAGTGAGTTCATTCAAAGAGGCAAGAAAAACTTATTCAGAGCAAGCAAGATTCATGAGGGTTCAGCAATTTGAGTCCAGTCTTTTTCAAATGTTGAGTTTATTGCAAGATATTATTAGTGATATGGATATATTTGGGAAAAAAGATAGGAAAGGAAGGGATTGTTTTAAGTTCATTTATTTGGTTGACCTAAAAAAAGGATTTACGTCATTCGCAATGAAGGAGAGGGAAAGTAATATACTTAATGAGAAATTCAGTTCAGTCTACAAGACTAATTTAGGGCATTTTTATGGTAAGATATATAAGAAACGGCAACAGGATCTTGGGCATTATTTCCGTTTTTTATTTAATATATTTAGATTTATTTCTGAGTCTGAGCTTAACTCAGGTGAAAAGAAAAAATATGCTAATATAGTGAGAGCTCAGCTATCGAATTATGAGCTTCTGATGTTGTTTTATAACTGTATTTATGCTGAGGGGCAGGCGTTTGAAAGATATGCCATTGAGTTTATGATATTTGATAATATGCCAATTAGCGAGCTTTTAGATATAAGACATGCACTATTGATTGATAGTAGAGCTTTACCTCAACCTAAAGTGGTTAAATCAGAGGAGCCAACTACTAATTAAACAGTCGCAAGAATAGGGTTAATGTGTGGATTAATTGGTGAGCTGGTATGCGGGCCAGACACCTGGAGAATTAGCATGAGAGATATGTATGAAGTTTTGTCCCGGTGGGGCGTGTGGGCTCGTGATAACAAAGGTGTTGGATATTCCAGCATAGCAGCCGGGTTTAAAAGGCTAATGCCGCAGCAATCAAGCGGTAAGCAGGCATGCAGTGACAATGACGGTCTAATGATCGATGGCTGCATAGCTAAATTGCTTAAGTTTAAGCCTGAGGAGCATGAACTAGTCATGAGACATCATCTGTATGGGCAGTCAATTCGCTCAATCGCGCGGGGGCGTAAATGCTCTGATGGGACAGTGCGAAAAATGATGCAGACGGCGGAGGGCTTTGTAGGTGGTTGCTTGGCCATGCTTGATGTAAAAATGGATATGGACATATAGCAAGAATGAGAGAACAAGGATCGATGTAAGACAGATATGGGGCTTATAATGCAGTCATTTTTCTAAACCCCATATCATTAATTTACATGGATGCGGTCACCTAAATAATACAGTCCAAAAAAGGTTGTTACTAACATCTGCCAAGAAAAGAAAGTGAATGCAACAATATAACACCAGTTTACTATGCCATTCTTAATCGTATTTATTACTGGCGCGGCAAAAGCATTGAGCATTACAATGCTAATACTCAATGCAGTAAGGAATGCAAACATCATGCAAAGAAATAATCTTCGGGTGAGTTTTTCTTGAACATCAATAGTTCTTCCATTTTCTTTAGTTCGTTTCACTTTAATAAATGGTGTTCCATTTAAGCCAATTAGAGGGTGGTCAATTTGCTCTCGATTGAAGGTCGCAATTGCAGCAAGTGCTGCAATGTAGAAACCAGGTAAGTTAGATATGAACCCGGAAACAGCTTTAACGAAACCTCCATCTTTAAGTAATTCACTTTCAGGGATGCTAAAAGTATAGAAAAACAAAATTGAAAGTGTTGTTAGAAAAGCAGGTGCGTACCAATCATAAGCCTGCTTCCCGCTAATCCCCTTTATAAAAAGGTAACTAAAAGGTTTTAGTAAGTGTGAAAAAATATTAAACATATGAACCTCACATAGTTTCTATTATTTTTATTACAAACTCTAAATTAATACTATCATAAGAGTCCTTTAGGCGCGATGAAAAATTGGTCAAAACACTTTTTTTTATGAATGTTTTCTCAAGGCTATCAAGCCTAATGTTTGAGGTTTGGAAGTCAACCTGTCTTGTTGCGCCAGTCTCTGGTTCTTTGAATTTTATTTTAATCATATCAAAGCCGCCATGATTGTCGTCTTTGAAATAATTCGATATAGAACGTAACCAGCCAATTACATCATTTGGGCCATGATTAGGAACTAGCCTTAGTGTGGTTTCTTTAGGAATAATTGCTGCATTTACATCTGGAGCATTTATGACTCTAAATTCATTTTTAAATAAAATTACGTCAGAAAGTCCTTCTTTATTTATTTTATTAAATAACTCTTGATCCAATTTTCCACTTATGTCAAAAACGGGTTTGTATAAAACCTTTATTGGTTTATTTGTAGAGGAAGAAACAATATTTGTCATGGTGTTGCAAGTGAATTTCCCCTCATTTTCTTTAGCTACTTTATACAAAACTCTGTCTAAAAATCCATTCATTTTAGCTGTTGAGATACCGGGTATGGGCATAAAACTCATGTCGTAAGTTCTCATTGTCCCATCTAGCGATATGAGTACATGAGATGAAACTTCATAGCCTTCACCTTCCTCGTGTTTTGGAGCGATTTCGGTTCGAGCATTTGTTTGCGTGTTTTTCAAAACGGTAGTGCTACCATTCTTATCTACTGCATTAATTAATAAACCAAGGTGTGTCGGAGCCTTATCAGTTCTAGTCGAGAATAGCTTTGCATCTTGTAAAGTGAGAACTAGATCACCTTTTTCATAGCTATGCTCCATACCTTTCTGAGCCTGTATCAACAAAACAAGATCACGCATTGTTGGTATAGGGCAAGTGCAATTCGCTTTGGTGCTTTCATCCATTTTTTTTGTACGAAATTTTGTATCAATGGTAACTGTATGATGTGTGATGATCCTGCTAAAAGCATCCAAAGTGGCCATGTATGATATCCGTATTTTTGCTAAAAAATTTGCTGTGTAAATAAATTTTACATAATTGCTAACGCGTACGCAAAATTAATTGTAATGTGGTAAGAGTGATTACGCAGTTAGTAGCTTATCCAATCAAAAAACCTTGCACCGGCAGGGTTTTGTCGTTTTAGAGTTTGTGAGTTGGGCAGCGGTTAGCGTGTTACCAGCAAACTAACCGCCAGTCGCTCATGCTTTTCGGTCACAAGCGAACCTTTGCCCATGCTGCTTAACAGCGGTATGAGCCTATCAAAAGAGGGCGCTCATGATTTTAGGTACCAGTCTTGTCAACGCTGACACAATCGAATACATCAAAACCCTGCCTGATAACTGCATCGACCTGATCGCGACTGACCCGCCGTATTACCGGGTAAAGAGTTGTGATTGGGATAACCAATGGAAGACCGAGGCAGACTATCTAGCCTGGCTAGATGCGTTACTGCTTGAGTTTTGGCGGGTACTCAAGCCGAGCGGCAGCCTTTACATGTTCTGTGGCAGCCGGTTAGCGTCAGATACTGAGCTGCTGGTACGCCAGCGGTTCGACGTGCTGAGTCATATCGTGTGGGCCAAGCCCTCCGGGCCGTGGAGACGCCAGAACAAAGAGAGCCTACGTGCTTTCTTCCCGGCAACCGAGCGGCTCATCTTTGCGGGGCATTATGCCGGGCCGTATCAGTCAAAAGATACCGGCCACGCTGCCAAGTGTTCTGAGCTGAAGCAAAACGTCTTCAAACCGCTGATCAACTATTTCAAATCGGCACGGCAGGCACTGAACGTATCAGCCAAAGAGATAAACGCCGCCACAGGTCGCCAGATGGCCAGCCACTGGTTTAGCGAAAGCCAATGGCACCTGCCCAGCGAAAAACAGTATCTGGCGCTACAAGAGCTTTTCCGGCGTAAGGCTATCGAGCAGCACCAGGCTGGTTGGCTCGATAAGCCGCATCATGTTCTTGTGCGTGAATATGCCTCACTGAATCGGGAATACAAGGCGCTTTGCCAGGAGTACAAACAATTGCGGCGGCCTTTCTCCGTGTCTGTGGATGTGCCGTATACCGATGTCTGGACATTCCCACCGGTGCAGTATTATCCAGGCAAGCACCCTTGCGAAAAGCCAGCAGCCATGATGGCGCACATTATCAACACCAGCAGTCGCCCTGGTGATGTGGTGGCAGATTTCTTTATGGGATCCGGCTCCACCATCAAAGAGGCGATAAAGCTGGGCCGTATTGGCCTAGGCGTGGAGCTGGAAAAGGAACGATTCGATCAAACCTTCAGGGAGATAAACCCGGAGGGATAAACGAGCCTCGGCATAGTCCGGGGCTTTTCTATATCTATCACCCGATGATCGGGCAAGACCCCGACCTGGGGGAGGTTATGAAAATCATGCCGGAGAAAATAGCGACATTCTTCTCTTACTTTACTTCTGGGACGCTTATCACCATGGGATGGCTAGTTGAATGGTTTAAGAACATTGACTGGAACCAGGTGGCGGTGATTAGCGGCATCGTGATCGGTATCGCGACCTTCCTTACCAACTTTTATTACAAGCGCCGCCAGACAAAGGCCATGGAGCATGCAGCCCAAAGGGGCATCATTATTCATCCTGAGGGGGATTAACATGCCAATGTCACCCACATTGCGTAAATCGTTGATCGCCGCCGCTGGTGGTGGAACCATTGCCATTGCTGCCGTGCTGGTCCCCGATCTGGAGGGTGTTCGCTATGAGCCTTATCGTGATGTAGCTGGGGTACTGACTGTTTGCTATGGGCACACCGGGGCCGACATTGTGATCGGCAAGCGCTATACCTCGGGCGAATGCGGGGCACTGCTCGATAAAGATCTGGTGCCTTTTGCCCGTTCAGTTGAGCGATCGGTAAAAATCCCAGCGAGTGAATACCAGAAGGCGTCTCTGATCAGTTTCAGCTACAACGTCGGCGTCAAAGCCTTCGAATCCTCCACGCTGCTGAGAAAGCTCAATGCTGGTGACAGCAAAGGAGCTTGCGATGAAATGCGCCGATGGAATAAGGCTGGTGGCAAGGTCTGGAAGGGACTTATTAATCGGCGTGAAGTTGAGCGAGAGATCTGTAACTGGGGGCGGAAATGAAAAATCTATCCCGGCACGGTCTTATTGGTGTGTTGTTGGTGGCCATCTTGCTGGGCTGGTACAGCTCCGTGCTGACCGACAGACTTGATAAGGCCGATAAAGCAAATGAAAAGCTGGTGGAAGCAGTAGGCGATCGGGACGGCATAATCAAAGCGCTAAATGATGCTGCTGGTGCTGACCGGCGCGCCACCGAGGAGCAACTGAAAATCGAACAGCAGAAGAGAGCCAAGGCTGATGCTGAAAACAGAAAGTTACGCGAGGCTCTGGAGCATAGTGGCTGTGGCAATCAGCCTTTGCCTGATGATGTTATCTACATCCTGCGCCGAGAGAGTTAAACCCGCACCAGCCCCGCAGATTATCTACGTGTACCCGCCCGCCGTATATACGCAGCTATGCGAGAAAACCCCGTTCACTGGCTCAACGTTCGGTGATGCCGTCATTGCACTGCAGGTCGCGCAGAACGAACTGGATGTATGTGCGTCTCGGATTGAGGGGCTGATTAAGTGGCAGAGAGAAACTCTGGGTAATAAATAAAGCCCTCTGACAGGTCGAGCATAATGTTTTTTCTAATATGTATTTAGAGTAATCTAGCACCTCAATTGTTAATTAAGGTGTCGATATGGAATTACGTGATATAGGGCAGCGTCTTTATAACGTCTTATGCAACGCGTTTACGGCTAACAACGGCAGACCTTTTTTTGTAGAAATTAGTGACGTGATGCTAGCCATTAATGAGAATGTACGGATCCCCGTAACAAAAGAAGAAGTTATTGGGGTGATTTTGAATGACCCATTTAGGCAAAAAGATGCATTTGGAATTGTGAGGCAGGATTCTAGTCTTTTCGAACCAGGTCGCACTAACGATGTTATAACATCGGTAAGCATGTCAGAACGAGCATATAACTATCCTCAAGATTGGGGACTAAAATAGTTTCGCGATAGTAGCTTGAACTACATGTATCCTCATGTTTTTATTAGGTTAACAATAACCAAGAGCCTCGGCATAGTCCGGGGCTTTTCTATGTGAGGTACCCCATGCCACCAAGGATACCCAGGGCATGCCGTAAGCACGGCTGTCGTCATACCACCACCGACCGCTCAGGCTACTGCACCGAACATCAGAACACAGGCTGGGAAGTACACCAACAGGGCAAGAGCAGGCACCAGCGTGGTTACGGTAACGACTGGACTATTCGCCGCGCCCGTATCCTCAAGCGCGATAACCATATCTGCCAGGAGTGCCTGCGTAATGGCAGGGCAACACCGGCTACAACAGTGGATCACATTGTACCCAAGGCGCATGGGGGTACCGATGACGATTCGAATCTTGAAAGCCTGTGCTGGACAGATCACCGCCGCAAGACAGCAATGGAGAGACTGCGATGAGCTACCAGCGATGCACATACTGTGGCTCACAGCAACACACGAAAGCCAATTGCCCGCACACCTTCGGCGGCTCAGCAAGGCGAGCAAATCTGCACTGCGGCTATTGTGGCGGCTCTGGGCATACATCAAACGCCTGCCTGCATAACGCCAGCGCTGGTCGGCGCAGGGAGTTGAACGATGACTTTTATACCGATTGATACCATTGTGAAATGATTGAATTTTGAATTATTCACCATCAAATGATATCAATTCTCATCACCGGGCGGGGGGGGATCAAATCTCTGCAACCTTTTGCCCAAAGTACCGCCGCATTACCTTTTTTCACACCGCCGCAGGTTAGGAAACTTTTTTTGGGGATCCCTAGCGGCTATTAATAGGAGTTTTCGATTATGCCTGGACCACCGAAAACCCCGACACACCTGACTTTAGTGAAGGGGAACCCATCAAAACGGGCGATCAACAAAAACGAGCCAAAACCGCCATCTGGGGTACCCCCAACACCCAAACATTTTGATAAGCAGGGGAAGTATTGGTTTAAACGGATCGGGGAGGAACTTGATGCCGTCGGTGTGATGACCACCCTTGATGCAAAGGCGCTCGAATTATTGATCGAGGCTTATGTCGAGTACCGACATCACTGCGACACGTTGGATCGTGAAGGATACACCTACGCGGTATACAGCGAAGACGCGCCCGATGAAGGAAAAGAGCGGGAAATCAGAATGATTAAGCAGCATCCAGCCGCCATCATGAAGGCGGATGTCTGGAAACGAATTCGTGCCATGCTTTCTGAGTTTGGTATGACCCCCGCAAGTCGCTCCAAAGTCGGTGCCAAAGGCCCGGTAGAGGCCGACCCACTGGAAGAATTCCTTAAAAAGCGCAAATGATGAATGGCAACCGTTGCAGATGGATTCCGCTACGCAGAGCGCGTGGTATCTGGCGATATTGTTGCTGGCGAACTGGTGCGCCTGGCGTGCCAGCGGTTCCTTCATGATCTAGAGCACGGCCCTGGGCGCGGTGTTTACTTCGATGAAGGCCGCGCCCAGCACATTCTCGATTTTTATAACTTTGTTCCACATGTTAAAGGACACCTGACCGGCAAGCCAATCGACCTGATGGATTGGCATATATTCATCCTTATAAACCTGTTCGGGTTTGTTGTTCCCCTCATCAATGAAATAACGTTTGAAGCCATGCTGGACGACGACGGCGATCCTGTTTTTGTACGCCGATTCCGTACAGCTTATGACGAAGTCGCACGTAAGAACGCTAAATCAACGCTGTCCTCTGGCATCGGCCTTTATATGACCGGTGCTGATGGTGAGGGTGGTGCAGAGGTTTATTCAGCAGCAACAACCCGCGATCAGGCCCGCATTGTGTTTGACGATGCCAAACGAATGATCAAGTTGGCACCTAAGACGCTTGGGCGACTGTTCGGCAGCAACAAACTGAACATCCACCAGGAGCGCTCCGGCTCTAAATTCGAGCCGGTAGCCAGCGATGCGAACAATCTGGATGGTTTGAATATTCATTGCGGGATCGTGGATGAACTACACGCCCATAAAACCCGTGACGTTTGGGATGTACTGGAGACTGCGACCGGTGCCCGTCTGCAATCACTGCTTTTCGCTATCACCACGGCCGGTTTTAACAAAGAGGGCATCTGCTACGAACAGCGTGATTACGCTATCAAGGTATTACGTAACTTTGACAACCCAGACCCCTTATCCGTTAAGGATGATAGTTATTTTGCTCTGATCTATACCCTTGATAAGGAAGACGATCCCTTTGATGAGGCCAACTGGCCGAAAGCCAATCCGGGTCTCGGCATTTGTAAACGTTGGGATGACATGCGCCGCCTGGCCAAGAAAGCCAAGGAACAGGTGGCAGCACGTATTAACTTCTTTACCAAGCATCTCAATATCTGGGTGCAGGGTGAAAATGCCTGGATGGATATGTCCCGCTGGGATAAATGCCGGGATGAGTGGGCGTCTTTACTTACCGCGGCATGGCCAATGTGGCTTGGGGTTGACCTTGCAAACAAGATCGACATTTCCGCTGCAGTGAAAGTCTGGCAGGCACCAAATGGTGACATTTACATTAAATCCCGCTTCTGGATACCAGAAGGCCGTTTGGAGGCGTGTTCTAAGCAGCAGGCGGAGCTTTACCGCAAATGGAATGAAGCTGGTTACCTTGAGTTTACGGATGGTGATGTGGTCGATCATGCGCTGATCAAAGAGGAAACATTGGCTTGGGCTGGTGGTGATTCGATGAATGAGCTGGCGTATGACCCGTGGAGCGCCACACAGTTTGGCCTGGCTATTGCCGCAGAGGGTGTGCCAGTTGTCGAGGTTGCTCAGACGGTGAAAAACCTTTCCGAAGCCATGAAAGAAACTGAGGCTAAAGTTTACGCTGGCCGCCTACATCATGACGGCAATCCCGTAATGACCTGGATGATGTCAAATATCACGGTCAAACCGGACAAAAATGAAAATATCTTCCCTAACAAATCCACACCAGAAAATAAGATAGATGGCCCTGTCGCAATGTTTATCGCAATGAGCCGTCTGCTTGTAAATGGTGGCGGAGAGGGGGATTTCCTTTCCACTCTCGATCCAGACGAAGAACTACTGACCCTATGAAATCACTCATTATCGACCTTTGCGGGTTGGCCGGCTTCGGCTTGCTCGTCGCAGGGCTTTACCTGCAATACGGCACCGCGATCGCGCTAATGGCTGGTGGCGGTTCAATGCTGGCGTTTGCGCTGGCGGCGGCCAGGAGGAATAAACGTGCTATTTGATGCCCTTTTCCGTAGCGAATCGCTGGAAAACCCTGCCACCCCGATCACTGGCGACAGTGTTGATATGGGGTTTCGGGCGGGTGATGTCTTTGTCAGCCCTGAAACCTCCATGAAACTGGCTGCGGTTTATGCCTGTATCTACGTGCTGTCTTCTACGCTGGCGCAGATGCCAGTGCATGTGATGCGTAAAACTGGCGACAAGGTGGTGCAGGGCCGGGATCATCCACTATTTTACCTGGTGCACGATGAGCCGAACGAGTGGCAGACCAGCTATAAGTGGCGGGAACTCAAAGAGCGCCACGTTTTGGGGTGGGGCAACGGGTACACAAAGATCGTTCGATCTCGCCGGGGCGAAGTTACCGCGCTGGAAGCCTGCATGCCATGGCAAACCACGCTGCTCAATACCGGTGGCCGGTACACCTACGGGGTATACAACGAAGAAGGTAGCTTTGCCATTAACCCCCACGACATGATCCACATCCGGGCGCTGGGCAATAACCAAAAAATGGGGCTGAGTCCCATCCTGCAGCATGCTGAAACGATCGGCATGGGGATGAGTGGACAGCAGTACACCAGTAACTTCTTTGGTGGCAATGCTAGGCCTGCGGGGATCGTATCCGTTAAATCCGCTTTGAATGCCGAGTCGTGGGCACGGCTGAAAGAGATGTGGCAGAAGGCCACACACGCCTTACGCAGCCAGGAAAACAAAACCATGCTGCTGCCCGCCGAGTTGGATTACCAGGCGCTGACTGTATCTCCGGTGGATGCCCAGCTCATCGACCTGATGAAGCTTAACCGGTCGCAGATTGCCGGGATCTTCAATATTCCGGCGCACATGATCAACGACCTGGAGAAGGCAACGTTCTCCAACATCACCCAGCAATCCATCCAGTTTGTTCGCCATACGGTCATGCCGTGGATCGTGAACTGGGAACAGGAGTTAAACCGCCGCCTGTTCACAGCCGTCGAGCGCGCGGCAGGGTATTACATCCGGTTTAACCTGGCTGGCCTGTTACGCGGTACCCCGCAGGAACGCGCCCAGTTCTACCACTTTGCTATTACAGACGGGTGGATGAGCCGGAACGAGGCCCGCGCCTTTGAAGATATGAACCCGGTTGACGGCTTGGATGAAATGCTGGTCAGCGTCAATGCGGCCAACCCAGTCAAAGACTTTACAGACCCCAAAAAAGAGGAAAACCCCGATGAGTGACAGAGAAACACGCTGTTACGGTGGTGAGGTGCGCGCCCAGCAGGAAGAAAACCAGCCTACGCACATTATCGGCTACGGCTCGGTATTCGATAGCCGCTCAGAGGTGCTCTGGGGCTTTCGCGAAATCATCAAGCCTGGTGCTTTTGATGATGTACTCAAAGATGACGTTCGCGGCCTGTTTAACCACGATCCCAACTTTATCTTGGGCCGCAGTTCGGCGGGTACCTTGTCGTTATCCGTGGATGCTCGGGGGCTGCAATACAACATTGTGGCGCCGGAAACCCAGACCATTCGCGATCTGGTGATCAGCCCTATGCAGCGCGGCGACATCAACCAATCTTCCTTTTCCTTCCGTGTCGCCCGTGATGGCGAGGACTGGTATCAGGATGAACAAGGGGTGGTGATCCGTGAGATTACCAAGGTTTCGCGCCTGTTCGACGTAAGCCCGGTGACCTACCCCGCCTATCAGGAGGCTGATTCAGCCGTCCGATCCATGAAAGCCTGGCAGGAGGCGCGTGATAGTGGCGCGTTGCAGAAAGCCATTAACCAACGAATGGCGCGCGAGCGCGTGCTGACTTTATTAAATGCGTAAGGAAAGACCATGCCTATTATCAAATTGCACGAACTGAAGCAAAAACGTAACACCATCGCCACCGATATGCGCGCTCTCAACGACAAGATCGGGGATACCGCCTGGACGGAGGAGCAGCGTACCGAATGGAACAAGGCCAAGGATGAACTGACCAAGATCGATCAGCAAATCACCCGAGAGGAGGAATTGCGCGCACTGGATCAGACCTTTGTTGATGATAACCAGAATGAACAGCGCCAGCAGTTGAACAAAGACAACCCTGAGCACAAACAGCACGAAATCCGCGCTGCTGCGTTCGATAAGTTCCTGCGCCAGGGCTTTGCCGAGCTGAGTGCCGAAGAGCGCGCCGCTGTACGTGAGCTGCGCGCACAAGGCACCTCCCCAGATGAGAAGGGTGGCTACACCGTTCCTACCCAGATGTTGGCTAAAATCGTCGATGCCATGAAAGCCTACGGCGGTATTGCAAGCGTGGCGCAAATCTATAACTCGTCCAATGGGCAGGACGTTACCTGGTCAACGTCTGACGGCACGGCGGAAGAAGGGGAGTTGCTGGGGGAAAACACCGCAGCATCTGAGCAAGATGTGGAGTTTGGTACCGCGATCCTTGGCGCGAAAAAACTCAGCTCCAAAATCATCCGCGTTTCTAACGAGCTGTTGCAGGATAGCGGGGTTGATATCGAGGCGTATCTGGCTGGTCGTATCGCTCAGCGTATCGGGCGCGGTGAAGCCAAATACATCGTTAAAGGTACCGGCTCAGGCACACCAGTGCAGCCTAAAGGACTTGAGGTATCCGTAACCGGTACCGTGGCGGCCAAGGCGGTAACGCTCGATTGGACAGACATCAACACCCTGAAACACAGCATTGACCCTGCCTACCGAAACGGGCCAAAATTCCGCCTGGCGTTCAACGATTCCACGCTGAAAACGCTCACTGAACTGGTGGACGGTAATAAACGCCCGCTGTGGTTGCCAGATATTGTCGGTGTTGCGCCTGCGTCGGTGCTGGGCATGCAGTACGTTATCGATCAGGCGATCGACAGCATGGCAACGGGTAAGAAGTTTATTTACTGCGGTGATTTCGATCGCTTCATCCTGCGCCGTATTACCTACATGACACTGAAACGCCTGGTTGAACGTTTTGCCGAGTACGATCAGACCGCGTTCCTGGCCTTCCATCGTTTCGACTGTGTGCTGGAAGATACATCAGCGATCAAGGCGCTGACCGGGAAATAATCATTATTCCGGCGTATCCCCGCACCGCTTCGGCGGTTTTTTTATGCCTGCAATCTGGCAACAGGTTGCAGGTAAGGAGCATTGATGAAGCCAAGCATCAAGCAATTGCGCCTGCAATGTCGTCTTGATGACGATGATGATTCAGGCGATGAGCTGTTAACGCTTTATGCGGGCGCTGCCCGACGCAAGGCTGAAAATTATACCAATCGGACGCTTTATGATGACTCAGTTCCCGAGGGGCAGAGTGAAGGGCTGTTGGTCAGTGATGACATTATGCTAGCCATCATGCTGGCGGTCGGTCACTGGTACGAAAATCGGGAAGATACCGCCGACGTACAGAAAGTCAGTATTCCGCTCGGGTTTAAGGCTCTGCTGGAGCCCTACCGATTTATTCCGCTGTAAGGGGGCGCTATGCAAGCAGGCCGACTGCGGCACCGTGTCACCATTCAGAACTTTGTCCCGGTGGAACTCGCTTCCGGGCAGGAGCTGGAGGAGTGGCGCGACGGCAAGACTGTTTATGCAGAGGTGAAGGCGATCAGCGGGCGCGAGCTGGTGGCATCCGGCGCAGAGAAGGCAGAGGCCACTATCCGCGTTTGGATGCGTCACCGCACCGATGTTACCGCCGCCTCCCGGCTTTTGTGTCTGAATGGCCCGTTTAAAGGGGCCGTGCTGGAGATTACCGGCCCACCGATCCCCGATCCCAAGGGAACCCGGCTGGAAATTCTCTGTAAAAGTGGGGTGAAACCATGATCAGCGGCAATCTGGATTTTTCCGGTCTGCTCGACATTTCGAAGGATTTGGAACTGTTAAGCAAAGCTGAGAACCGCAACGTTTTACGCCAGGCTACGCGGGCGGGTGCAAACGTGCTCCGTGATGAAGTTCGAGCGCGGGCGCCGAAGAAAACCGGCAAGCTGGCGCGCAATGTCGTTGCTGTGAACATGCGGGCAAAAGATGGTGGGGCGGTTGCCGGGGTGCATATCCGGGGCCGCAATCCACGAACGGGCAACAGCGATAATTCGATGAAGGCCAGCAACCCGAAAAATGCTTTCTACTGGCGATTTGTGGAGCTGGGGACGGTGAAGATGGCACCTGTACCGTTTATCCGACCCGCATACGATGCCAAAGAGGGGGCGGCGGCAGAGGCGGCGTTTGCCAAGGTCAATGAGGCGATCGATATGGTACTGTCCAAATGACCGAAGCCGATCTAAACCCGTTGTTAAAACCGCTTGTGGGCGGGCAGGCTTATCCCTATGTCGTCAAACTTACGCCGGAGGGGCAGCCAGCGGTAAAGCCACCGTGGATCGTCTACACCGTTCCCGATGAAAATCGGGGTGATGTGTTCTGCGGTAACGCTGAAACTGCCTACATGGTGCAGATCGACGTGTACGCCAGCAGCATTGACGAGGCGAAAGCTCTACGTCAGCAGGCCGAGGCGGCGGTAACCGTGCTGTCACCTGCCGAAGTCCATCTATTTAGCGGTCACGAACCCGAAACCGGCCTTTTCCGCGCCTCATTCGAATTCCGAGTGTGGCAGTAACCCATACCATTGACCATGACCCGCTACGGCGGGTTTTTTTATGTCTGGAGAAATCACATGACAAGTAAGTATGAAAAAACACAAGGCACGGTGATCAGCGTCTCCGCTGGTGAAGTCAGCGAAGCTAATCCTGTTGGTGTTACCTGGCTTGCCGCATCGTGCAGCACAAAGGAACTCAGCTACACAGGCGGCCAAAAGGCTGATATTGAAGTTACCACGCTGTGCTCCGAAGAGCAGGAGATGACAAACGGCCTGAAAGCCCCCTCTGAAATGACCATCGGTAAAAACTGGAGCGGTTACGATGCTGCCCAGGATTCCCTGATGGATGCCTATGAAGACGACAGCCGCCGCGCTATTCGTATCGTATTCCCTTCCGGTAACGGCTTTGCCTATCTTGCCGAAGTGCGTCAAAACAGCTGGAGTGCGGCCACATCCGGCATCGTATCTGCCTCATATACGCTGCGCATCATTGGTAAGCCTGTGCGGATTTACGCTGTAAACATTCCAGTGACCGGTGTCACCCTGGACAAATCCACGGCAACCGTTGCCGCTGGTGCCAGCCTCACCCTGACCCCAACGATTGCCCCGGCGTCAGCCACTAACCGCGGCGTGACTTGGACATCTTCCGCCCCAGGCAATGTGATGGTGACCAATAAGGGCGTTATCACCGGCCTCACACCTGGTACCTCAACAATCACCGTTAAAACCACGGACGGCGCTAAAACCGCAACGTGTGTTGTGACCGTTACAGCAGCCTAATAGGAGCGCTAACCCATGGCAGCAAAGAAATTAAACCTCAAGGCGCTGGTGTCAGCGCCGATGGCGGGCTTTCGCACCAAGCTGGTTGAGGTCGCCGAGTGGAATGGGGCAAAGGTGATCCTGCGTGAACCCTCGCCAGCAGGTTGGGGCCGGTGGCGCGAGGTTATGGAGCCTGAAGAGCCAAAAGAGGGCGCAAAAGCGGTTGAGCTTTCAATCACGGAACAGACGCAACGCAACATCCGCGCTGATGCTGTGATGTTTATCGATGTTCTGCTCGATGAAGATCAACAGCCTGTTTTCACACCGGAAGATCTGACCGAAGTTCTTGGCTTTTACGGGCCGGTGCATTCACGGCTGTTAAAGCAGGCAATGGCTTTGCAAACATCGACGGAAGACGCTGAAAAAAAGTCAGAGAGCCAGAAACCTTCTTCTTGATGCAGTTGGCTCTACGCCTCGGCAAAACCCTTGGCGAGCTTCAGCAATCTATCAGCGTCAGTGAATTGCGCATGTGGATGGCCTTTGACCGGATAAGCCCAATTGGCGATGACCGTAATGATTATCACGCCGCGCAAATCGCCGCCGCTGTTTTCAATGCCCAGCGAACAAAAGATCCATTGTCCATCGGGGATATGTTGATCCGCTGGAACGCGGAGGAAGACGCGGAAGAAGAGGATACCGCTGGGCTTGAGGCATTTCTGGAAAATCTGGCTAGTTAACACCCGCTGCGGCGGGTTTTTTTATGGGTGAAATATGGCATCTCTGCGTGAGCTAATCATTAAAATTTCGGCCAACTCAAGTTCCTTCCAGACTGAGATCGCTCGTGCCTCACGCATGGGGGCCGATTACCACAGAACAATGACGCAGGGTAACCGCCAGGCGGAAAATGCGACTCGGCAAAGCCAGCGTGCACTGGCCGATCTGAATGGGCAACTGGCGACCGTCCGCAGCAGCGCATTGGCGATGGCTGGCGCGTTTGCCGGGGCATTTGCTACAGGTAACCTGATCGCCATGGCTGACAAGTGGAACTCGCTCAATGCGCGGGTGAAGCTGGCCACCACCTCTGCGGAGGATTTCAGTGCTGCACAGGCGGGGTTGATGCAGATCAGCCAGTACACCGGCTCAACGTTCGAATCAAACGCCGCTCTATTCTCGCGGGCATCCAGTTCGCTGCGCGAATACGGGTATACAACAAAAGATATCCTGTCACTCACCGATGCGCTGGCCACTGGTCTGCAGGTGTCTGGGGCATCTGCTGACGAAACGGCATCGTTGATCACTCAGCTCTCCCAGGCACTTGGGCGCGGCGTTCTGCGTGGGCAGGACTTTAACTCCGTTGCGCAATCTGGCCAGCGGATCATGAAAGCGCTGGCGGATGGTCTCGGCGTTGCACAAAAAGACCTCAAAGGGCTGGCTGACGCTGGCGAACTGACAACACCGAAGATCGTGCCTGCACTGATCAGCCAGCTCGGGCAGCTGCGAAAAGAATTCGACACGATGCCAAACAGCGTCAGCGCAGCATCTAACCGTATTAATAATGCGTTTGCTGAATGGGTTGGCGGACAGAACCAGGCCACGGGCATTACAACAACACTTGCCGGTGTTATGGATGGGCTTGCAGGTAATATCGATAATGTTGCCACTGGTCTGGGTGTGCTTGTCGGGATCGGCGCTGTGCGTTACTTCGGTAATCTAGCCTTGGGTGTGCAAACAGCCACAGGACGGATGCTGGCGGCATATCGCACAGAGGTAGCCGTTGCGGCCGCCCAGGTTGAAGGTACAAAAGCAGCTACTGCCGCAGCTCGAGCCACGCTTTACCGCGCTCAGCAGGCAAGGGCTGCGGCGGTGGGGATTGAGGCTCAAATCATTGCAGAAAGGCAGCTTGCTGTTGCACAGGGCCAGTTAGCAGCCAGCATCACGGCCCGCACGACGGCTCAAAGTGGTCTCAACGCCGTAACATCGCTGGGAACAAGGCTGGGTAGCGGGCTATTAAGTGCCGTCGGCGGGATCCCTGGGATTGTGCTTGGTGTCGGGGCCGCTTGGTACTACGTGCATGAAAAGAATGAGCAAGCCAGAAAAACCGCACTGGCCTATGGCAACACCGTTGAGCAAGTCAGAAAGCAAATGTCCGGCATGTCGATCGCTGGCTTGGAATCCACTGCTGTAGATGCCGGAAAATCTATCGCTGTGCAGCGTTCTGAAATCGCCAAAACGGAAGAAGAAGTTCGCAAGCTGAAAGATAGCTTGTCTGCTTTGACGAAAATGGAGGCCGACGCTAAAGAAAGTCCCTGGATGAGTCGTATCAATACGCTGATGTCGCTTGAAGACATCCAGCAGGCGATGATCGAGACGCAGGGGCAGCTAAGCCAGAAAAACTTTGCACTTGAGCGGCAAACGGAAACATTACGTAATACAGAAGCCCTTCGTACTCAGGCGATTAATGAATCGATAAATAAAACCGCAGCACTGGCGGGGGCTGTTGGTAGCCTTGCGGAAATGTATGCGCAGCTTAACAGAGTAACGGGCCTATCTACCTCTGTGGCAGCTCCAAAATTCGCAGGCTTGGCGCTTCCGAAGCTTGACGAAAAGCAGCAAGCAGCAATGATAAAAGTCCAGCGAGAAAAGGCACTTGCAGGGCTAAAAGGGATAGCAAAGGCCGAGCAACAGGCTATTTATGAGGCCGATGATCTAAAGCTTCCCCCTGGTCATTATGAGGCTTATGTTGCGGGTAAAGTTGCTGCTGAGAGAACAACTGAGAGCCTCACAGCAGCGACAAAAGCCCAGCAAAAAGCGGAGCAAGATGCAGCCTCCGCTAGCAAGAAATCCGCTGGGGTGGCAGGGGATTACCAGCAGAAGATAGCCAACTTGAATAAGGAAATTCAGGTTGAAGGCGTCCGACTGAAAGAGGGCGATGCGGCGGCGGCTTTATTCTCCGCGTCTCTGGAAGCCGGTACAAAGTGGACTAACGAACAGCGGGCAGGGCTGGAGCGTTTGAACAAGACGCTAGCAGAGGCAAAGCAGCGGTGGGAAGACCACAACGCGGCTATTGCTTCCGATCCCTACCGCCAGGCTGCGGACGTGCAGAAAAAGGCTAACGAGCAGCTACAACGCCAACTTGCTGATGGCGAAATCAAAAGTGCTGAGGAACTGGCTCGCCGCAAGCAGGATATCAACACTGCCTACCTACAAGCTGTGGCCGAGGCAAATCAACGTTACGCGGTTTCCGGTACAGCTGAGCTGGCCGGTAATGTCGATCCTATCCAGAACCTCGAGAACCAACTGGCAAAACGGCATGCGTTGATCGAGAGCTATGCTACGGCGGGCGTGGTAACGCAGGAGCGGGCCAATCAGCTCATCGTTGCGGCGGATCGTGAAGCGATGGAAGAACGTTACCAGGCATCGCTGCAATTTTATGCCAGTCAAGGTGATATGCAGAAGATGGCAGTCGATATGTTCCAGACCACTACAGAACGTGCAAGCAACATGCTTACCGGGCTGTTGACAGGTACCCAAACGTTCAGGGAGGGGGTGACTAACCTCTTCGCTTCCCTAACTCAATCCATCGTTCAAAACCTTATCGATATAACCGCGCAGGCGCTGGTTACCAGTTCCATCATGCAGACCATTACCGGTGTTGTCGGTGGGCTTGCTGGTGGCATTGGTGGAGCGGCATCCGGGGTTAGTGGCGCAGCAGGATCGGCAAGCACTGGTGCGATGGGGTTGAGCACCAACTTTGCAGCGTATGACCTTGGCGGTTACACAGGCGCTGGCGGTAAATATGAACCCGCTGGTGTGGTGCACCGAGGCGAGTTCGTGATGACCAAAGAGGCCACGGAACGGATCGGCGTAGAGAACCTTTACGGCATGATGCGTGGCTATGCCGATGGCGGTTTGGTTTCTCCTTCACCGGTTGCAGGTGGTTCGCTGGGTGTTCGGGCGCTTACAGCCAGCGAACCTATCGGCTCGGGCGTGGGCGGCGGTACCGGCGGAAATGTTTATGTAACGATTAACGAAAACGGTTCCACATCGGTTTCTGGCGGCGGGGAGAGCGAGAGCTTTGCGCGTGAGTTTACGGCAATTATTCAGAGGGAATACGTCAAACTGCGCAATAAGGATCTGCGCCAGGGCGGGGCAATCAATAGCGCAATTAGAGGGGGCAAATAATGGCGCTCGAAACGTTCACTTATGCCGCCCGTGTCAATCCTACAGGCGATCACTCATACCGCGTTCGCGAGGTGCAATTTGGCGATGGTTATAAACAGCAGGTTGGCGATGGGCTGAATACAGAGCTCCAAAGCTGGTCATTAACATTTGTCGGCGACTGGAAGCGCACTTTCGAGATCAGGAGTTTTTTCAAACGTCATGCCGGTTATAAGTCCTTTAAATGGATGACGCCTAATTTTGAATTGGGGCTGTTCACTTGCAATAAATATCAGGTAACCGCACTGGGCAAGAATGCCAGCGGCGATCAGATGTACCAGCTCGAAGCCACCTTTGATATAGCTTTCAGACCGTAGGAAAAACCAATGTCTATCAATGCTGATCACCAGGTGCTTGAGCCTGGGAGTAAAATTCGCCTGTTCGAAGTTGACGGTAGTCAGTTCAGCGGGCCTGAGTTGTACTTTCACAGCCACCCGATCCCGTTCACTCCGGCAGAGCTGGAAAAGGCAGGTGATTATCCGACCAAGATACCGGCAAAATCTATCTGGTTCGGCGGGCGGGAATACAAGCCGTGGCCGGTGGAAATTGAGGGGTTAGAGGTTACAAGCGACGGTACCGCGCCGAGTCCCACGCTGTCAGTCGGTAATATCGATGGTACCGTGGGTTCAATGTGCCTGGCATACCAAAACCTGGCCATGTTCAAAGTCACGATCCGCGACACCTACGCCCATTACCTCGATGCCCGAAACTTTCCAGAGGGCAACCCGCAGGCCGACGCTACACAGCAAAAGGTTGATGTGTGGTATATCGATCGCAAGATCAGCGGCAGCAATACCGGCATCCAGTTTGCTCTATCTTCACCTGCTGACTTGCAAGGCATCATGATCCCCACCCGGCAGATCCACAGCCTATGCACCTGGTGCATCCGTGGCCAGTACCGAGGGGCATCATGCGGGTATACCGGGACCAAGTATTTTGACGCTGACGGCAAGCCAGTTAGTGACCCGTCGAAAGATGCTTGTTCTGGCCTGCTATCCACCGGCTGCGAACCCCGCTGGGGAAAAGGTAATCCGCTGCCGTTTGGCGGTTTCCCTGGATCCGCATTGCTGAAAAGGTAGTCATTCTACGGTGGTTGTCGGTCAAATACGTGAGTAATTTTTTGTTACGAAATCTAAACTGCTGATATGATATTGGGATATTCATAAAAGGGATGTGACAATGAAAAAAATTATCATGTCGGGTGTCTGTGTCTTGTTGTTATCTGGTTGTACTCCAGGAATAGTCAATGGCAATGATCATAAAACTGAATACCAAGCCCGTGAAAGGTGCGCGAGCGATGCTCGTGTTCAAAACGGAAGCTGGGCTGGTTACTTTAGTACGGCTGATTTTAAGGTGACTAAATTATCTAATGGTGACTGGCAGTGTCATCAAGTGTTTGGAGATGAACTGGCAAAACAGAAGGAGGATTCAACAGATGCTTATAAAGCGGATGAAGAAGGGCTGACTTTGAGTGAGTATAGAAAAAAAGTTGCATTACAGAATGAAAAGGAAAGGCAAGAAACCATTAATTTCTATGCAGCTAAAGAAGAACTGTATGAATCCTATCGTAAAGATGGGAAGGTTCATGTTGATTCATATAGATTATCAGATGGTTCCATTAAAACAATTTCAATTCATGGAAATAAGCGCTGTGAGTCACACACAACCGCTACGACTTCAGTATTAAACTGCAACTAAATTTTAATTTATTTGTAAATTAAAGCTCGGTTTTTTCTGGGCTTTTTTATTTATGGATGCGTATTTAGTCCGTGCAAAGTAAGGAACGTCGAACAGACCTAGTTTTGTGACTCTCCTAATTTTTTTAATAAAGAGGTAGTCATGAGAAAACACATTATCAACGCCGTTTTATTGCATGCCGAAGAAAGCTATCCGGCAGAATGCTGTGGGCTGGTGGTGCAAAATGGCCGCCGTCAGCAGTATCTCCGTTGCCGGAATACCGCGGCGGAGCCTACCGAACAATTCAGCATGCATCCGGAGGACTACGCAGCAGCGGAGGATGTCGGGGAGATCGCCGCTATCGTTCACAGTCACCCGGACGCCACCACGCAGCCGAGCCAGCTCGATATGGCGCAATGTGACCTGTCACAACTTCCCTGGGTGATTGCCAGTTGGCCAGAAGGCGATATCAGAACGGTTATGCCAACGGAGGACGTTAAGCCATTGCTAGGCCGTCCGTTCGTCCATGGCATCTGGGACTGCTACGCGATTGTGCGGGATTGGTACCGGCTGGAGTGTGATATCGAAATACCGAACTTCGAGCGGTCAGACGGCTGGTGGGAGCGTGGCGAAAACCTCTATATGCAGCACTACGCCGAGGCCGGGTTTATCCCGTCCAGTGGCGATCTGCGGGTGGGTGACGTAATCATTATGCAGGTACGTGCCGACGAGCCGAACCATGCTGGGGTATATCTCGGTGATGGGGTTATGCTCCACCACATGTACGGGCAACTCAGCAAACATGTTCCCTACGATGGTTATTGGCAGGCTAGGACGATTATCACGCTTCGCTATAGTGATCTTGTCGTCAAGCAGTGATAACCTGCCTCACGAAATATCAAACAAGGAAAAGGGTAAAAATGAAAAAGGCGACTCTGATTATTTTTAGTATCCTGTGGCTTTCTGGATGTGTGTCGAAATCTGAAAGGTCAGCACAGCAAGCTGAAATTGAAAAAACGATTCCTATATGTCAATCCGATAAGCAATGCGTAGCAGCTTGGTCTGGGGCTAGGCAATGGATTAATGAAAATTGCGGAATGAAGATACAGACATATAGCAATGATTATATTGAAACGTATAACTCAATTGGAAGCTCAGCTGCTACATCATGTCAAGTAAATAAAACCCTACTGCCAAATGGTATTACAGCGATAAGTATAAAAATACAATGCGCAAATATGATTGGATGCGTGCCAGATCAATATGAATCGGTCATGAAATTCAACAAGGATATAAATAACTATATTAGTCAGTTTGCTCCGATAAAACTCGGATTTGTTATAGGAATGGCAACCAAAAACGGTATTGAAGCAAAATCCGCCTCAGATTCTTTTGGGTTGCTGATTCGAAGTGTTGTGCCAGGAGGAATTGCTCAAAGTAACGGTTTGCAACCAAATGACATAATAACTTATGTAAACGAAAACCGCGTTGTTAAACTCATTGATTACGGTAATTTAATTGATAAGCACGCGCGAGGTGATAAATTAATGTTTTCCGTTTTAAGAAATGGAACTGAAGTGAAAATTCCAGTCATTATTTAATTGCATATAAATGGTATTTTTATAAGCCCGCCTAGTGCGGGTTTTTTATTGGACTGAGCATGAATACTTCTATAAATAAATATAGGGTTGTTAGGCTTTACGGCGTTCTTGGTGCAACATTTGGCAGAGTTCATGAACTAGTTGTATCTACGCCACAAGAAGCAATCAAGGCGCTATCCATAACCATTCCAGGTTTTGAACGATTTTTGCATACAGCAAAAGAAAGGGGGCTGACATTCTCGATATTTGTAGGGAAAAACAATATCGGTAAAGATGAGTTGGAGTTTTCCGGTAGCGATGATATCCGCATTGCACCAATGATTATTGGCAGTAAAAAGGCGGGTGTTTTCCAAACCATCTTGGGCGCGGTAATTGTAGCAGCCAGTGTCGGATATGGAGTATTCACAAACGACTGGGCTGGCGCAATGTATGGTTTCCAAATGGGCGGGGCAATGATGTTGGGGGTGTTGTGCAAATGCTTTCACCACAGCAGGGCGGCCTAGCTCGACGCGAAAGCCCGGATAATAAGCCGTCATATGCCTTTGGCGGGCCGGTGAACACCATCGCCCAGGGTAATCCCGTCCCGATTCTCTACGGCAAGCGCCGGATCGGTGGTGCCATCATCTCTGCGGGGATCTTCGCCGAAGACCAGCAGTAAACAATCTGCATTCCTCAATGGCCAGCCTAGCGCTGGTTTTTTTACGCCTGGAGAAAATTAATGGCAACAATTGAAGGCCACAAGGGGGCGGTGGTGATGCTCATACGCCTGTTGAGTCCCCTGACTCCCTGCAATCTACCTCTTACGCCAAAATCCTGCTTGCGCTTGCCGAGGGAGAATTGGCCGGTGGCTTAGACGGAAAAAATATCTTTCTCGATGGCACCCCGATCATCAGCCCAGACGGCTCGGAAAACTTTCCTGGTGTGAAGTGGGAGTTTCGTTCTGGCACCCCCGACCAGGACTACATTCCCGGCATGCCGGATGTTGAGAACGAGATAACCGTTGGTACCGAACTCACCAGCCTAAACCCGTGGGTTCGTTCGCTGACCAACACCCAACTTTCAGCTATTCGCCTTCGCTTCTCATGGCAGCAGTTGCAAGAGCAGTGGGATAACGGTGATGTGGTGGGCTACCGCATCGAGTATGCGCTCGACGTTGCCACTGATGGCGGTGCCTACCGGGAAGTGCTGAAAACTGCGGTCGATGGTAAAACCACGACAAAATACGAGCGCAGCCATCGCATTAATCTACCGAAGGCCACCACCGGCTGGCAGGTGCGTGTACGGAGGATCACGCCCAACAGCACAAGCAACCGTATTGCGGATAAGATGGTTATTGAGTCGATCACCGAACAGATCGACGTGAAACTCCGGTACCCAGAAACGGCTCTGTTATTCGTGCAGTTCGACGCTAAACAGTTCCAGAGTATCCCGCAGGTTTCCTGCGAGCCTAAAGGCTCTGTGATCCGCATCCCCACAACCTACGACCCCGTAAAACGGACTTATACCGGCACTTGGAACGGCAGCTTTAAATGGGCATGGACGAATAACCCCGCCTGGGTGTTTTACGATCTGCTTATCAACGACCGCTACAGCATCGGCAGCCGGGTAAAAGCCGAGAACCTGGCGCTGACGAAATGGGACTTATACGCCATCGCTCAGTATTGCGATCAACTGGTACCCGATGGTCGTGGCGGCAGCGGTACCGAGCCACGCTTTCTCTGTGATGCCTACATTCAATCGCAGGAGGAAGCCTGGACTGTTCTGCGCGACTTCGCGAACATCTTCCGGGGCATGACTTACTGGGCAAATAACAGTATGAATGCGCTGGCGGATATGCCACGCGATGTTGACTACATCTACACGCGCGCCAACGTCAAAGATGGGCTGTTTACGGACAGCAGCGCCAGTGAGAAGACACACTATAGTGTGGCAATGGTGAGCTGGAGCGACCCTGCAAACGGCTATCAGGACTCTGTAGAGCCAGTGTTCGATAACAACTTGATCCGGCGTTACAACGTCAAGCAGGCCGATTTAACGGCCATCGGCTGCACCCGTCAAACAGAAGCTATCCGCCGTGGGAAATGGTTGTTGCTGACCAACGACAAAGACAGGGTGATCTCTTTCACGGTCGGGATGGATGGCAATATCCCGCTACCAGGCTGGATTATCGGTGTGGCTGATGAGGCAATGGCAGGGCGGCCACTCGGTGGCCGTATCAGTGCGGTGTCTGGCCGCAACATCACGCTCGATCGCGTGTCTTCGGCAAAGGTTGGTGAGCGGCTTATCGTGAACCTGCCCAGCGGCAAATCACAGGCCAGGACAATCAGCGCCGTGAGCGGGAAGGTAGTAACAGTATCGACCACTTACAGCGAGCCGCCAGCGGCAGAATGCGCGTGGGCTGTTGATGCTTCCGATCTGGCTATTCAACAATTCCGTGTCACCGGTATAACGGAAAACGAAGACGGTGTTTCGTTCGATATCACGGCCATCGAGCACGACCCGGACAAGTACGCACGTATCGACACCGGCGCACGTATCGAAGACCGCCCGATCAGTGTGATTCCTCCGGGCGTACAGGCACCACCGGCTAACGTCCGGATCAGAGAGAACTCTGCGACGATCCAGGGGTTGGCGGTGGCCACGCTCTATGTGACTTGGGACAGAGCCGAGAGCGCTATTGCATACGAAACGGAATGGCGCAGGGATAACGGCAACTGGATCCCCGGTCCGCGTGTTTCAACACTGGGCTTTGAAGTGCAGGGCATTTACGCTGGCCGGTACCAGGCGCGTGTCCGGGCAATAAACCCGGCAGAGATTTCGAGCGTGTGGGCTAACGCACCGGAAATGGTGCTGAAGGGCAAGATCGGAGAGCCGCCCGCGCTTGCAAGCTTTAACACGGTTGGTCAGGTGTTTGGCATAGTGCTGAATTGGGCGTTTCCACCTGGTGCGGAGGACACACAGAGGACGGAGATCTGGTATAGCCGCCAATCGAACGGCAGCGGCAAAATGCACTTGGGCGATTACGCATACCCACAGCGCAGCCACACAATGACTGGCCTCGCCGCTGGCGTGAATTTCTGGTTCCAAGCTCGCCTGGTCGATCGTCTCGGCAATGCCGGGCCATGGACAGCGTGGACGGCAGGGACATCGAGCGACGACGCTAGCAACGTGCTGGACTATCTAACCGGGCAGATCACCCAAACACAGCTCGGTAAGGACTTACTGGGGCCGATAGAGGACGCAAGCAAGCTGCAGGACATGTGGTCTGTCAAGGTAGGCAAAACTGAAGACGGTAAGCTGTACACGGCAGGGATCGGCGTTGGTGTGGAGAACACGCCAGAGGGTATGCAGAGTCAAGTGTTGGTAGTAGCTGACCGTTTCGCTATTTTGAATACGGCCAGCGGTACCGGCTCGGCGGTATCGAGCCCGTTCGCGGTCGAGGGTGGCCAGGTCTTTATGAATTCTGCATTTATCAAAGACGGGACAATTACGACAGCGAAAATTGCTCAGGAAATAAGTTCAACAAATTATGTATGGGATCCTGACTTATCAAAGACAACAGGGTGGGCAATAAACCAAAATGGCAGAGCAATATTTAGTGATATTTCTGCCAGAGGGGAGGTGCGCGCTGATAGCGGTTACTTTGCCGGGGAGTTACGAGCATATAACGGTTACTTCGGCGGGGAGATACGTGGTGCGGATGGGTATTTTACTGGAACTGTTTTCGCCGAGAAAATTTTAGGCGATACAGTACATGTTGGAGTGTGGAATCCAATTTATGTTGTAGGCGTCAATGGAAGCAATCATAGGTATTTTAACGGCGGACTCCCTTATGCATCTGTTGTAGTTGTCCCTTATGTGAATATAGTCACAACCGGCTCGAGTCCTGGGGGCGGGCAAGTCTATATTAAAATAAACGGTGTTGATTATTGGCGTTCTAATGCGAGCGGTGCAGGATATGACTCTTATTCTACATATAGAGGTTCTATCGTAATTGATGTCCCAGCTAACGGAACGCTAGATGTTGAGTTCGGAATTACTGGAGCACCAAGTGGACACGTTTGGACAAGTACGATTCATCCCGGCCCCGGAGTTCCCGGCACTGGAGGTGCCATAGCTGTAATGGCATTCCGAAAGGGGCAAAATCCATTCTCTTCGTAGTTATGGAAAACTAACAATCACTATCACCCGCTTCGGCGGGTTTTTTATTGGAGAGTAAAAATATGGCAGTAATCAGCGGTGTATTAAAAGGACCGATGGGTGATACGCGTGTGGGTGTAGTAATCGAGTTACGCGCTGTCCGAACGTCTGCGACTGTGGTTATCCAGGCACGTTCTCAATCTGTTACTGACGCTACAGGCCGCTATACGCTGAGCGTTGAGCCTGGTCAGTATGATGTAATGATTACTGCCGCAGGTCGCCAGCCGGAGCGTGTGGGTGGTATTCAGGTGATGTTAAACTCACAGGCTGGGACGCTAAACGATTTCTTGACTATTCCCGGTGAAACCGACCTCAACCCGGAAATCGTAGCAACCGTAGACCGCATGCGGGCAGATGCTGCTGCATCAGCCGCATTGGCAAAAAGTAGCGCTGATAGCCTCACTGGTGTTTTGAAAAAACTTAATTTCTCGCCTACTACAGCAGTATCAAATGCAACTTGGCGTAAAGTTGGCACCATCAATAATATGGGCCAAGGTGGACAGACAATAGTTATTACGTTCGGCGGTACTGCTTCATATAACGGAAATACAAATGCAAATGGATTGGTTGACGTAGTTATCAGGACAGGCAGTGGTTCAGTTACCACAGTAAATGCTCCTGGGCGTGCGTCAGTGAGCGCATATGTAACGAATAGCCCTGGTTTTGTGACGTCAACGCAGTTGATTAGCGATATTGGATTAATCGAGACATCTGCAAATTCGTTTGACTTGTATCTAAAATTTAATCCATTCGTAAGCGGGATATCGGCATCTATCAGCAGCACCTCAATTACACATATAGCTGATAATTGGACTTGGTCTACAACTATGGTTGCAGACCCTGTTATTACCTTAGGTAAGGAGATTATTAAGGTATGGACAGAGGGCAGTTTACCTAACCCCGTCAGGGTTGGGGACTTCGGTCTCGGCAGCACGGCATCCACTGTTGTGTATGATGCAAGCAATGTCGGGGTAAATCAGTTTATTAGATATCCGGCAAATACACCGGGAGCTCCAACTACAGCACCATGGGCTGGATTGCAAGGTGGTTACGATGGCGCGTCGCGCTGGGAAATGTCGTGGGTCATGGGTTCAACAAGTGCCTATTTACAGACCCGATGCAGGTCAGTAGCTGGTGTATGGGGGCCATGGTCATCAATCTGGCACAGTGGAAACACCACTGTAGATGCCAACGGCTTTATCAAGAAAGCCTCCCCGATCGTGAAGCTGTTTGGCACCGGCGAGAGCGAGTTTAACGATCAGAGCCAGGGCGTTACTACTGAGCGGGTTTCCGAAGGTGTCTATCGCATATCTGGCACCCTTGGCTTTAATGCTGATGCAGAGTGGGGCGGGGTGGATGGCGGTATCGAAATCCCGACAGACCGCAATAAGTTGCCGCTAGTGTGGGTAGATTACGAAGTTGACGAAACCGGCGACCTGCTGATCAAGACGTTCCACCGGGTTAACTCTACCGCGCCGAAGTTCGCACAGAACGTTAAGACTGGATACAAGGAAGGTCAGCCGATCGACATCCCTGCAGGTCGCTGGATTGATCTGCGTGTCGAGATGCCTGGAGGCGATGAGCCAGAGTATGAGCCGGTACCGGAGGACGAAGTGCCGGAAGTCACCCCGGAAGTAACTGAGCTGGAGGGTGGCGAAGAACCGGCACCGGGTGATGTCCCCGCCCCGAACGAAGAGCCTAAGGAATAGTAACAAGGCCGGGAGAAATCCCGGCCATATATCTTTCTTTGCTGATCAGTATCCTATCATTCACCAGCCAAATCGATCTTCACACAATGATTACGCCATGCTTATACTGTATGTATGAACAGTTGTTTTGTGAGGGTTGTATGGGTTGCAAAGACGGGGATTATGACATCCTCTATCGTGGGGAAACGCGAGATTACATTCCACCCGGTAGAGTGATGTTCATTCAGCGGCCAAAGGAATGTGGCGGTGGTTACTGGCTGGGGAAAGCATACGATAATGCTTTTATCTTTGAGATAGAGCGGCCAGTGTCACTTAGTGAGGGGATTGACTACATCATGATCCTTCGGAGCGTTGAAAGGCATGCTGATGAGTTTGATGATAACTTCACGCTTTTTTGATTTTGAACGTCGCGAAAATGGCTTTTATGTCGGCAGTTTTACCATCATTTTACCATCGTTTTACCATTGCCAAATTCCAGGCATAAAAAAACCAACCGTAAGTGGTTGGTTTCTCTATCGAATATTGGTCGGCATGAGAGGATTCGAACCTCCGACCCCCGACACCCCATGACGGTGCGCTACATGATGGCGCTTATTGGAATCTTTGCTCCCATTCATCAACCCAGCCCTGAACAACCTGATGCATGCTGTTACGGCCGTAGGTGAAAAAAAGGAAATCAGGCTGTGTTCGCATATGCGCTTGGAAAAGCATTCCTTTTGCTGGTCCATGCTCATGGCGACCTTCCCATGCAAGATAAATGTCCCTGCACCTTTCTTTGGTTTCGCTTTTGGTCAT